AGCGGCAGACGAGTGCGGGATGCCTCAATGGGTTTTGAGCGGCGAAGGTGCGCCACCAGCCAAAAAGACGCCTAACGGGAATTAACCCGCGCAGATCGCCGCATAACTGGACCCGTCCACATGCAAGTCCTTGTCCCGCCTCACGTTGCACAAAGCCACCCGGCGCGCTTCAATGCGCCTGTGCAGGCCAGCGCGTCGACGGCGCCCAAGCTGAAGCAGCGCCTGTACGACCAGATCCGGCTTGAAGGCAAGAGCCGCAACACCGCTGAAGCCTACTGGCACCACTGCCGGCACTTCATTCGATGGTCTGGCCTGCGTCACCCGGCAGACATGGGCCTGGCCGAGGTGGGCGCATTCCTCAACCACATGGTCAATGACAGCCACTGCGCCGCCGGCACGCATGCGCAGGCCCAGCACGCGCTTCGCTTCCTTTACCGGCGCGTGCTGGGTGTCGACATGCCATGGCTGAATCAACTGGTGCTGCCCAAGCGAAGCCACCGCTTGCCGGTGGTGATGAGCGAGCCCGAAATCATCCGCCTTTGGCCGCACCTGCGCGGCGACAAAGGCCTGGCCCTGAAGCTGATGTACGGCACGGGCATGCGGGTCATGGAAGCGCTGCGCCTGCGCGTGCACGACGTCGACATGGACCAGCGCAGCATCACCATCCGCCGCGGCAAAGGCGACAAGGACCGCGTGACGATGATCCCCGACACGCTGGCCGACGCCCTGCAGCAGCAGTTGGACTACCGCGCCGACCTGCACGCCAAGGACCTCATGGCCGGCCGGGCCGACGTGGAACTGCCAGACTCAGTCGGCACAAAGTTCCCGCACGCCGCCATCCAGCGGGGCTGGCAGTGGCTGTTCTGCACGCCCACCTACAACAAGTCGCCCGAAGGCATCATCAGACGCCACCATCTGGACCCCAGCTGCGTGCAGAAGCACATGAAGGCCGCCGTGGGCCGGGCCCGCATCACCAAACCGGCCACACCGCACACCATGCGCCACAGCTTTGCCACGCACCTGCTGCGCAGCGGAGCCGACATCCGCACCGTGCAAGAGCTGCTGGGCCACGCCGACGTGAGCACCACGCAGATTTACACGCACGTGCTGGGCCGGGCTGGCCGTGGCGTCATCAGCCCCGCTGACCGCCTGCCGGCCTGAGCGCCGGTCACCGCATGCGCGCGGCCAGATCCTCGCCGCGAAGGCTGGCGTAGCGCAGCATCATCCGCGTGTCCGTCCAGCCCATGATGCGGCAGATCTCGATGTCTCCAAAAGCCCAGCCACCGCGCGGGCTGCGCATCTCCACCCAGCGGCAGGTGGCCTCATGCCGAAGGTCATGCTCGCTGAAGTCCGGCACCTTGGCGTAGCGGAACAGCACACTGAAGCGCGCACTCAAGCGGGCAGTGGCCCGGGCCAGGTCCTCGTCTGAGCCGTCCCAGAACGGGAACAGGCGGCCAATGCGGCCGCCGGCAAGGTAGTGGCGCAGCAAGGGCTCCAGCACGGGCTTGATGGGCACCTGGCGCGGCTTGATGAGTCCGCGCGCACCCTTGCTGCCGTCGACGTTGATAACCAGGCGCTTCATGTCCACCTGGTCGGCCCGCAGCCGGTAGGCCTCGCGCAGGCGCATGCCGGTGTGCACGATCATCTGGAAGAGCATGCTGAATGCCGGGTCCACCACCAGGGCCCGCTCGCGGTCTTCGCGCTTCACGCCGGCCAGCGCGTCCAGGATGCGCGCCTCATCTCCAGGGCCGAAGCGCCGGTCTCGCATCACATCCTTGGGCACCGCCTGGTCAGCCGCCTGCAGCGCCGTCGCTTCGGCCCTGGAATACACGCTGTAGCCGTCCGGCAGCAGCCGCAACGCGTTGGCCAGCGGCACCACGCCGGCCGGCGTCGTCATTCTGATGCGCCAGTCCAGCACCCGCCCCAGCACGCCAACGCGCTTGCGGATCGTGCCAGGCGCCAACGGCTTGCCCCCGTCGGTGCGCTTTCCCTTCAGCCGGCGCACGTAGGCGTCGGCCCAGGCGTATGTCACGCTGCTCACGCGCACGCCCACCAGCTCGGCCAGCATCACGCCCAGCAGCTTGTCATCTGACGTCGTCACCGGCTGCGTCTTGACGTAGCTGCGGATCACCTCCACCAGCAGCGGGTCATCGCCCTTTGGCTCTTGGGCCAGCAGTTCGGCCGGCACCACGCCAGCGTCCAGCAGCGCCTGCATCTGGTCACCGTAGGTGCGGGCCTCGACTTCCGTCGGGAACGTGTGGAAGAAGGGCTTGGGCAGCAGGCGATGAATCACCCGCAATTGAAAACGCCCCGACCGGGGCTGCACAGACACACTCATGGCGCGAATGTACCGCCGCCAGCAACTGGGCTAGACGCCCAACACGATCCGTTGCGCGGTAGCACTGCTACCAATTCACGGTAGCGCCACACCAATCCACACGCAGTTTGAGACCGAAAAGCAAAACGCCCCGCTGTTGCGAGGCGTCTAAGTGCTTGATTCTGATAAATATTTTTGGAGGCGCGACCCGGAGTCGAACCGGGCTAGACGGATTTGCAAGCCCCTGCGTCTCAATTGAATCAACAGCTTGCGTTGACGCTACTGAAAGCCATCTGAAGCCCGGGCTACGGCGCCCCGCTCACCGGCCCGGCGATCCGCTCGCAGGCCCGCCCTGCCCGGCCCCTGGCGTCGGCGAGCGCAGCAAGCTGTCCAGCAGCCTCGCCAAGCCGGCCGAGCACGTCGGCTGGCAGATCTCCGGCGTCGGTGGCTGGCGGGCCTCCGGCGGCAACGGCAGGCGCTGGGCAGGCACCACCAGCGGCGCGGGCGCGCAGCCGGCGCAAAGCGTCAGCAGCAGCATCAGCGCCGGCCCGGTCCAGTTCGGCAGCGGTCTTGGCTTCATTGATGGCTTTCTGTTGGTCGATTGCCAGACGCACCACGGCGTCCTTGGCGGCCTGCGCGGCGTCGAGCCGCAGGGTGGATAGCTCGCGCTCGGATTTCAATGCCCGTTGGCCCGCCGCTGTGGCTGCGCGGTGCTGCAGCGCACCCCAGGCCAAGGCCGCAGCGAGGGCCCAGGCCCACGCAGGCACGGCCGCTGCGATGCGCCGCAGGATCGAAAGAGCCGCCAGCAGCATCAGCCGTCGCTCCAGTTCGGCCGAGGCCATGGCAGGATGGGCACTGTCTGCCCGGCCATGGCGTGGGTGCAGTCGCCCAAGAACTGCATGGCGCCGTCGACCACGAAGCTGTGGCAGATGCCGCACGCCCAGCTGCCGTGATCCTCCTGCGGGTTCTCGCGGCGCTCTTTGCAGATGAAGCAGGCGGCCGGGTCGGCGCCGTCGGCGTAGTGGCCGGAGCGAACCAGCACGCTGGGCGTGAAGGTCGGCCGCTCGGCATTGCCGTTCCAGCCCCAGCGCGGGCCATTGCCGGCGCCGTGCTGGATGCTGTGGGCGTCATCGCAGCCCGGACACCACCACGTCAGCCGGTTATCGGTACCGTTGCGAAGGATCGGTGAGAGCAGGCCCATCACGCCACCCCCTGCAGCCGCTGCCCATACCGCCGCCACAACACCGTGCCACACACGACGATGACCAGCGCCGGCAGGAACCATTCGGCGGCCAGGCCCAGGGTGTCGGACCAGAAGGTCTTGGCAGTGGCCACGCCAGCGGTGACGGGCGCGAGCGTGTCGCCGGCCTGGCTGAGCAAGCCCAGCGCACCAGCCGTCATGCCAACCGATGCCGTCTGCACCGTGGGGCTGGTGGCCATCTTGGGTTCAGTCGCCACAGCCTGGGGCATCTGGTGGTCGGCGCCTTCGGTGGGGCGCAGGTACAGCGCAGCCTCAGCAGCGCGGCGGCGGCGCAGGCCTGGTGAAACCTCAAGCTGCCCGGTGCGCGGGTTCCTGAACTTGTCCACCAGCTGCAGGCCGTTGGCGCACGCCAGCGTGTCGCCACGGTTGTGGGCCTTCAGCGCACTCGATGCGCGCCAGGCGCCGTAGTTGTAGGCGAATGACACCAGGGCCGCCAGCTGGTTGGGCGTGGGCTCCACTGTGCACGCCTCCAACACCGCATTGGCCCGCTCGGTGAGGCTGTCGCAAAACCTCTGGTCCGCGTAGGCCTGGGTCCACTTGGTGGTGGCGGTGACGCCATCGGTTTCACCCCACCCGGCGGTCCATTTGCCGGCGGGGCACTTGTACGCGGCCAGGCGGCAGCCTTCATCACGCGCGATCGCAAGCACGCCGTCGGCGTAGTCGATGGGCCAGGGCAGAGAGGGGTCTGGTTTGGTGGTCATGAGTGCGCTCCAGTTTTGGCCCAGGCCAGCAGTGCAGAGAGCCCGCCCAGGCTGTAGATGGCCCAGGCAGCCAAGGCCACCACGGCCAGCTTTGACGCCAGCGCGCGCAGGCCGCCCAGCACCAGGCCGCCTGCCTGCTGTTGGATGTGCGCCTGCATCGCGGTGGCGGCCGCGCTCCAGACCTCGGGGTCCGACACGGCCAACCTGAAGCCCTCAGCCACCGCTTCGGACATCAACACGCGCATTTCGGATCCGTCGCGGCCGATGAATGCCTCGTGGCTGTCAATCCGGCGCTCCAGGCCTTCGGTGATGCGGCACAGGGCCTCAGCTTCTTCGCTGACCAGGGTCTTGGCCATGTCAGACCCCCGTCGCGACGATGGCCAGCGCAATGGGAAGCGCCACCAGCATGATGATCAGCAGCGCCATGCAGCCGCCCAGGAACCACATGCCCCAGCGCTTCAGATCCATGGCGGCACCAGCGCGACAGGTAGGCCACCGCCAACCGTGGCCAGCACGTCGTAGGGGTCCACCGTGTGGGGCGGCCGTTCGCCGCGCTTGGCGGCCTCGCGGTTCAGCCACCAGTCAAGGCCTTCCTTGGCCAGGCCGACCACGCAAGCGCCGGCCATGGCGGCAGCGGCGGGCGGAATGCCGTACTGCGGCAGGAAGTGCGCAGCAAGCCGCGCCACCGCAGCGCCGCCACCGCCCCACAGGGCGTGGTTGGCTTTGTCCTGCGCGAGTTGGGGAATGTTCAGGGCCATACGATTACCTCCAGGTCTTGTGGGGTGGTTGCAGAGTCAATCTGTGTGCGCAGGCCGCGGGCTATGGCGCGCTGCGCTGCTACGTGCTGGCCAGCGGCAACGCCGACTGAGACCATCTGCGCGGCGCTGAGCGTGCGCACGCTGTTGTCGGCCAGCGTCCAGCCGATCGAGAACGCCGCGCCGACGATCTGGGCGAGCTGCACCGCGCCGCTGATGCGCAGGTTGCTGGCCAGGTCGCTGTCGAACACGGACCCATCCCAAGTGAATCCGCCGTCTTCAGCGGCCGCGCGGGCGGCCTTGATTTCCGCCCACTTGTCGTGCCTCATCTGGGCCATGGTGCGCGGGTCTTCCCAGGTCAGCGCGCCGTTGCGGTATGCCAGCACCTGGTGCGCTGCGGGCGGCACAGGCCAGCCCGTCCAGTCGGGCAGCAGCACATGGGCACGCGCCTCAGTCGCGGCGTCGCCGGTGATGCCCATGACGCTGACGATGCGGCCGGCGGCGTCCAGCTCGGCGTAGTAGATGGTGGTCATGGGTGGGTCAGCGACGCTGAGTGAGTGGCAGTGACCGTGCGCCCGGTGGCGTCGGTGACGATGCAGGTCATCATTGCCAGCACGTTTTGTGGGCTGGTGGTGGACAAGCGGCCAGACAGGCCCACCGTGGCGCTGGTGAGCGTGCCGGTCAGATACATGTTGTCGGTGTTACCCAGGTCGTTGCCCATGTCCACGATGGACCAGGCGTAGGTGAGTGAGCCGCTGCCGCCGCTGGCCGAACAGGTCGGCGTGCCGATGACCTGCACGCCTGTGGCGCTGATGCTCAGCGAGGTGGTGCCGCTGATCGACGCAGTGAAGCCGGCCAGGTTCAGGTTCGCGGCGGTGACGATGGCGCCGTTGAGCGTGAGCGTGGTGCCGTTGAAGCTGATGTTCGTGGTGCTGTTGCCCAGCGCGAACGTGCCGCTGCTGTTGATGACGCCACCGGAGCCGGTCATCGTGGTGCCGGATATGGCCGGCGTAGTGCCGACCTTCACCGAGCCCGAGAAGATGGCGCCCGCGCCGTCCACGTACATGCCAGGGCAGGACAAGAAGCCGTGGCCGCCAGCCCCACCTCCGCCAACATTCACCTCCAGCCAGAACGTGTTGCTGGGGTCGTTGTTGTTGCCCAGCAGCAGGCCGCCGTTCCCGAGGTAGTAGCCCGTGGACCCGGCAGCAGGCCACAAATAGCTCGTGAAGGCGCCACCAAGGATGTTCCCCTTGACCGCCAGGTTGGTGCCATCGAACAGCAGCTTGTCGCCCAGGCTCAGCTTGTAGGCCCCGCTGTGGTAGCCCGCGAACCACCCGCCCGCCGTGCCGTAGGTGCCGGCGCCTGCGCGGATGGCGCTTGTGGCGCTCATGGTCAGGTCGCCGGTCACGCTCAATGCGCCAGTGTTGGTGGTGATGGCACTCAGCGATCCCACCTTCAGCGTGCTCATGTACGGCAGGCCCCACACGGTGTTGCCGCTTGCTGGGTTGTAAATCGCATCGGTCTGGTACACCGTCTGCCCGGCGGTGTAGGACGGCACTGTGGTGCCCCAGGTCTCGCCCATGCCCCAGGTGTTGGCGCTGGGCAGCACGTCGCCCGTTACCGTCAAGGGGTTGGGGCTGGCAGCTGGCGTGTTTGACGAAGCCACCACGGTGTAGGCAATACGCGCCGAAGCGCCCTGCTGCCCGGTGCCACCGCTGGGGCCGGCCTTGCTCTTGCTCAGCGACTGGGTGACCGGTATGTACACGTCCACCCCGTTGGCCCGCCGCGCCGTCACCAGCCAGGTAATGGTCATGACGTCCACGCTGTCGCTGGCCGCGCTGTGCACCCCACCCGTGGCAGTAGTCCCTGGCGCCCCTGAGAAGCTGCCCGGCGTGATGGCCCCGGTGGGCACCACCACCCCGGAGCCCACCGTGAAGCTGCTCACCGCCGTCAGGCTGCTGCGGTAGGTGAGCTGCGTGGTGCCCTCGTACACCTCAATCGTGGTGCCGCTGCCGGTGTAGTCGCTCACCACACCGGCATTGCTGGCCGGCAGGCCGTGCGACAGGTTGGGCGCCACCACGGTGATGGCTGAAAGCCCGTCCGCACCCACCGCGCCGTCGCTCACGATGGGAATGACGGTCTCGTCCAGCAGCGTGCTGGTGCCCCCGCCCAGGTACAGCCGCACGCGGATGGTCTTGATGCCGGCCGGCACGGTGTAGGTGGTGGCCGACTCGTCCGCGCCGCTGGTGTACGTGGTGGTGTAGGTGCTGCCGTCGGTGCTGGTGGCCACCACGAAGCGGCCCGCATAGGCCCCGGGTGCGCTGGCGCCTACGCTGATCAGCGCGCTGAAGGTCACCGCCGACGGTGTGTAGGCGCCCGACACAGACTTCTGCACCACCTTGGTGCTGGTCACCAGCGAATAGGCTGCCGCGTCACCGCCGTCTGAGCCCGCAGAGCCGCGCGCCGTGATGCCGGCGCTGCTCCAATTGAAGCCGGTGGTGGCGTTGGCTGCACTGTCCACCAGGGGCACCAGGGCGGCCCACAGTGTGTAGCCGGGTGATGGTGATGTGCCAGGCGTCAGGGACCACACCACCGGTGTGGTGGGCGCGGCGCCAAAGCTGCGGGTGGCCCATGTGTAGGTGGCACTGCCGGTGGGACCGCTGGGGATGGTGGCATCCCAGCGGTACACCACCGCATCGGCAGACTGCACGCCAGATGCGCCCGGGCTGCCCGTGCCGCCGTCCAAACCGTTGCCCGACCACGCCGTCTTGCTGAAACCACTGGCCCAGCTGACCGACGTGGTGCTGGACCCGGCCGACGCGCTGGCCCCCTTTGCAGCGTTCCACAACTTGGCCCCCGGCGTGCCGGGGTTGGATGGCACGGTTGTCTGCCAGCCAGCACCGCCCGTGTAGGTGCCATTGGTGAACGTGGCCCAGGTGAAGATGGACGTGCCGGTGGGGTCCGCCGGCGTGCCGGTGCTCCACTGCCACAGGTAGGCCGTGCCCCCAATGGTGCCTGACGTGCCCGGGCTGCCCGTGCTGCCTGGGGCGCCGTCGTCCACCCGGAATACGGTGACTGAATCGCTGTAGATGCCCGCCGTGCAGGTGATGACCACGCGGCGCACGCCCAGCGCGTCCAGCGCGTTGAAATTGGCGCTGGTGAGCGTGGCAGTGAGGTCAAACACGTCAGTCAGGGTGACCGCATCCAGGGCCCCCACGCGGGTGCCTGTGGCGTCGTAAGCGTTGGCCGTCCACACCGACGCGCCGGTGACGCCCTTCTTTGTGGCAGTCACCACCACATCAGGGGCAGTGGTGGTGGTGGCGGTGGGCGACGTGAATGGAAAGTTCGGCATGCTCGCCTTGAGCACCACCGAATTGATCCAGTACGGGGCCACCGCAGCCATGCCGCCGGTGACGATGTAGCTGTAGGCAGACACATCCGCCAGGCTCTGCAACGCCGCGCCATAGGCGTTGAAGCTACAGAACTTGAAGTACAGCGTCTTGCCCACGTAGCTGATTTCCAGCGGGCCGCTCTTGGCAATGCGGTCGTCAACCCGGGCGAATGGGGCCCCCGCGTTGTGCACGTTGCTGACGGTGCCGTAGGCTGAGTGCACCAACGCCCCCAGCGTGTAGGCGCCCGGGCCGGTGAAGCTGGCCGTCTGGTACGCCAGGTACTCGGGGAAGGTGCCGCCCACGTAACACAGCGTGGCCAGGGCTGCGGCGTCTGCCGCGCCGGCGGGCAGCAGCTGGGCACTGCCCAGGCCCTGCACCGATATGCTGGTGGCATCGGCCGCCGCCCAGGCGCTGAGCGTGCCGTAGCGGGCCCCGCCGTTGACGGTGGCCATGAGCTGATAGTTGCTGCCGTCCAGGCTGACCCACACCTGGCAGCCGCCCCAGTTGGCACCGCTGCCACGCACCGCGGCATAGACCTCCAGGCCGGTGCCCCCGGCGAGTTCGGCCGGGGCTTCAAAGATCAACGGCGCGTCTACGCTGCCCGGGGCCACGTTGTAGTCGGGCTGGTAGCCCGCACCGCTTTGCACGCCGAACAGGGGCGCGCTGGCCATGCCTATGGGGGCGTCTTCGGCCACCAGGTCAAACTGCCCGGCTTCAGCTTCGGTGATGCTGGTGATGCGCACCGGCTGGCGCACCAGGCCAAGATCGTCGTCCGTGGTGAGGGTCAGCAGGTCCAGCGGTTCAAGCCGGCCCTTGGTCCATGGCAGAGAAAATTCGTAGTCGGCCCACACGGCCATCTGGCGCTGCAGTTCCATCTGGGCCACCTGGCCAGCCACCTCGGGCGTGCAGATTTCGTGCGCCTTGATGACTTCCTTGACCTTTTCGCCATAGATGTCGATGTGGGCGCGGTCGCGCGCTTCGGCAATGTCTATGGCGTAGCCGTTGGCCCGGTTGCGGTATTCCACCCGCACCACGTTGAAGGCGTCTTCATTGGCGCGCGGCAGCATGCGCACGCGGGGCTGGCCTTCATTGAGCAGGTCGTCCGGGCCCAGGTCATACACCGGCGTGGTGTTGGCGGTGTAGGTGGCGCCGTTGGCGGTTTTGCTTTCGTCGCCCAGCGGAACCACCTTGAGCTGCGTGCCGCTCATGACGCAGTCGCTGTTGGTCAGCATGAGCCAGCGGCGCAGCGTTTCAGCAGCCGGCGCCTGGGCTTCCAGCACCGGGCTCATGAACAGGCCGTGGCTCACCACGTAGGCGCTGTAGTCGGTGAGCGGGGCCAGGTAGGCGGCGGGCCACTGCACGCCGCGCTGCCCGTCGGTCAGGAACTGCTGCACCACCACGGCCATGTTGGCGTCGGGGATGGTGGATGAAAACTCGGTCTGTGTGCTGACCTCGAAGTTGTGGTTTTCAATCTGCGCGTCGCTGCTCAGGTCGTACGCGGCGGCGTAGACGTAGGCCACGCCGCTGTAGCCAATGGCCTGCGCGGAATGGTTGCTGCTGAGGTGCGACCACACCGGCTGCCCCATGGCGCCGGTGGCCAGGTCCAGGCCCAGCTTGCCCAGGGCCGACACCCAGGGCAGGCTCGGCTCCAACACCTGATAGGTGATGCGCACCGTCCAGCCCCAGAAATAGGGGGCGAACGTGAACGTACCCCCACTGCGGGTGAACTCGCCACCTTCAATGAAAACGCCAGCTTGCGGCATGGTTTGGTCTCTGTTCTAGCCGTCGAAGCCGGCCCAGCTGCCCAGGGGGTCGTACACCTGCACCGTGGCGTAGAAGTTGGCAGCGCTTGGCACGGTGATGGTCCCGTCTATGAGCGACACCACAGCCTCGTAAGTGAGGGTGCTGATCTTTCCGGTGACCGAGCTGCCCACGATGCGTTCTTTGCCGCGCCACGCGCTGGGGATGCCGTTGATCTGCGTGCCACACAGGCCCATGAGCACCGCCGCCTGGTAGGTGTAATTCACAGTCTTGTTGCCCGAGCTGCCGCCCCCTTTGCCACCGCTTTGCGAGTTGTCTTCATGCGGGATTTGCTTGAAGTCGCCGTACCACAGCAGGTTGCCGGCAATGCGGTTGCGACCCCACACCAGGGGTATGGCCATGCCGGCGGTGCTGGTCTGCACCTGCAGCGAGCCAATGGCCGGGGGTTGCGTGGCTTGTGCGCCGCTTGAGCCGCTCATGGCGTGGCCTCCAACTGCAGCAGGCCTTGCAGCCTGAAACGCTTGACGGGGTGACTGGCCAGCTCGGCCGAGCTGGCCTGCGCAATGGTTACCGTGGCTTCGCGGCGCAGCGCGTGCACTACGCGCCCGTCGCCCAGGCAAATGCCACCGTGGCTGAAGCAGCGGCCGTAGCGCCACACCTGCACGTCTGCCGCCTGGGCCGGGCCCAGCGTGGGCACTTCCACCGCGTACTGTGCGAGCCAGCCGATGAACTGCTCTTCACCCCGGTGCAGGTGCCAGTCAAACGCGTACGGGCGCGGGTCCACGCTGGCCGGAATGAGGCCGCAGGTGGCATATACACGCACCAGCAGCATGGCGCAGTCCACGCCCGCGCCCTTGATGTCGGCGCAGTGGTGGTAGGGCGTGCCCACCCAGCTCAGCGCTTCGGCCACCACGGCGGCCTGCAGCTCGGCGCGCGTCATGTGGCCACCTCGGGCGCAGGAATGAAGGGCTGGCCACGAAAGCGCAGCAGGTTGCTGTAGCGGGCGGTGCAGGTGGCCATGGTGCCGTCGCAGCCGGGGGTGGCTTCAAAGGCGTCACCGGCGGCCACGTCACGCGGCCAGGGCAGCGCAAAGGTGAAGGCCCCGCTGGCAAAGCTGCGCACAGTGCGCACCAGGCCCGCATTGGCCCCGCTGGTGAAGCGCACTACACCTTGCTCAAAGTAGCCTGCGGCCTGGCCCAGCGCGCTGCCAAAGCCGCTGCGTGTGCTGGGCGTGCCCACTACCGCGCCGGTCACCTGGTAGGCGGTGCGCGACTTGCCGCAGCCGGCGTCAAACACCTGGTTGAGGCAGCGGGGCTGGTACACGTCGCGCGGCATTTGCTGCTGCAGGCGCTCGAGCTCGCTGCGCACGGTCAGCACCACGGCGCCGGCTTCAAACGATGCGGGCGAGCCGTTGCCCACAAAGCGCGCCATGCAGCCCTGGTAGGTGCGCGCGGCGTTCAGGTAGGCCCATTCCAGCAGCACGCGGCAGCCGCGCAGCGCGCCGCCCCGGGCGGCTTCCAGCATGGGCACGCTGCCGATGAGGTCTGCCGGGCGCGGGTGCAGCGTCACGTCCATGGTGTCCACCTGCACGCCGCGCGACATGGTGAGCTTAGTGCGGCTCAGCAGCGGGCCGCAGGCAAAGGTGCGGGCGTCACCGGTGGTGATGGGCACGTCGGCATTGGTGTAGCGCAGCACCGTGCCAGACGCCAGGGTGATGGTGTACAGGTCAAACCGCAGGGCTGCGGCGGCGCTTTCCATGAACGCCGTGAGGGTGGGGTCTGTCGTGATCATCGGGTGGTCTCAAATTCCACCGTCTTGGTGGTGCGCAAGTGGCGCATGAACTCTTCAAAGCCTTGGTCAGGCTTGGTGAAGGCGCAGCGCCACAGATAGGTGCCCGACCACGTGAGCGCGGCCGCTGCCGCCGGCGCCGTGGCAAAGGTGACCAGGCCGCTGCTGCTGACGGTGGGCACCACGGTGGCGCCGTTGACCTGAATCACCGGCGTGGCCACCACGGCCTGCACGGGCTCTATGTAGCTTCCCCACATGCGCACGAGCTGGAAGGTGCGGGTGGTGCCGTCGCCAATACCGAAGGTCTGCGCGGTGGCGGTGTTGTCGTCGCGGTCGTCAAAGAGCCAGCTGTCCAGCGGGCCACCGTGCCGCAGCCAGAAGCCACCCAGCGCAGCAAAGTCCGCCTCACGCAGGAAGCTGTAGCCGAGCTGGTAGGCGTAGGTGGGATAGGCCTGCTCACCCAGGGCGTAACGCCTGCCATTGGCGCGGTGCACGGTAGTGGGCAGCCTGAAGCTGCGCACACGCGGCCAGGTCTGGCCGGCAAGCACGGGGAAGGTTTCGTTGGACATGGCGCGGCCGCTGCAGGGCTAGAGGGCAAAGTCCCGCTTGGCGCCGCGCAGGGCGCTGAGCAGGTCGTCGCGGTGGATGACGAAGAAGTTGCCCTTCAGCGGCGCAGCTTTCAGGGTGACTTGCAGGCCGCCGCTGCTGCCGCCGGCGCCCTGCCCCCGGTCGGCCAGGGATCGGATCACGTCGGCATGCTTGGCTGGCAAGATCATTTCCCGCGCGTGGGCCTGCACCATGGGGTTCATGCCGGCGGGGATGTCAAAGCCGCCTTCAGCGCTGAAGATCCGGCGTGCGAAGGACCCCACGGCCAGGAAAGCCGTGGCCGCTGCAGCTGGTGCCAGGAAGGGCCCCACGTAGGGAATGCCAACGATGGCGTTGTAAGCGTTGGCCGCAGCCTCCGCTGCCTTGGTGGCGATGTTGCGCAGCGCCATGCCAGCCTGAATGGCCATGATCTGCGCAGCGGTCTGGCCTTCAGCCACCACCTTTTGCTGGCCGAACACGGCGGTCATGACCACCAGGCGGGCCTGGCTGGTCATCCACGCGGCCAGGGGCTTGACGGCCAGCTCGGTGATCATGGCCTGGCCGATGCTGCGCAGCACGGCGCGCATGCCATTGAGCGTGATGCTCATGCGCTGCACGGCCTGCTGCAGGCCCTGCTCCACGGCCTGGGACGACACGCCGAAGAAGGCGTCAAAGGCCTTGCTGTCGTCCAGCTTCTGGGCGCCAGCGTTTTCAGCCTTCTGGCCTTTGTAGCGGGCGCGGATTTCAGCCAACTGGGCCTGCAGCCGTTCATAGGCCACGGGGTCTTGCGGGCCGCCAGCCATGGCTGCGATTTCAGCCTGGGTGGCGGCAATCTCAGCCGCCTCACGCTTGTCCAGCGCGGTGGCACGGATCTGCAGCAACTGCGCCTGGTTGAGCGTGCCCAGGGCCACAGCCAGCTCGGCGTTGCGCACCAGGGTGTCGGCTTCGTCCAGGGCTTCGGCTTTGCGGGCCTGGCTGGCAGCGTTTTGCAGGGCGCGGTTTTGTTCGTGGAACTTCTGCCGCTCTTGCGAGACGACCTCCAGCGCAGTGACCGCCTCCTTGCTTTCGGCGCCGTACTTCTGCACGGTGTAGCGGTAGGCCTCATCGGCCACGCTGATGCGCAGTTCATAGTCTTTGCCCAGGGCGTCGCGCTCAGCGTTGAGGCCGGCGATGCGCGCCTCAAATTCGCCTTTGGCAATGGCCCGGCCGGCATCGGCCACCAGGCGGCGTACGGCCAGAGACTCTTCGGACGAGACCTTTTGCGTCTTGAGGATCATCTCCCAGTACGCCTGCTCTTCGGCCTTGCTCATTTCGCGGAAGACACCTTCCAGGCGACCGGCTTCTTCGACCTTGAGCTTCTTCTCCGACAGCTCGGTCTGCCACTGCTGCACGCGGTTGACCGGGGGCGTAGTGACCAGAGCGGTCACATCGGGGCCGGATGACTTCTTCGGCGTTGGCGGCGCCGGGGGATTCATTTCCAAGCGGATTCGCGCGATCTCTGCCCTTGATGCAGCAATCTGCGGTGCCAGCAAAGCCAGCTTCTCTTTGAGCTTGTCAACTACCCCCAAGAACGTGGCGTTCGCAGGGCTCGATTTGAGCCTTTCCTGCATCTCTGCAAGGTTCTTTTCAGCCAGGTCTGCCGTGAACATCAACCCTTTGAGCTTTACCTCTTCCTTCCCGATTTCGTCAAACCCAAAGCCGCGTGCCACGGCTTTGCCGAAGGTCAGCCATGCCGCTTGCAGAAAGCCCACATCCTTGGCAGCCTGGACAAAGAAGTTCGAGAACTCGACCATCGTCGGCAGCACTGCAATTGCGACCGTGCGCTGGAAGCCTTGGGCTGCAATATGGGCCCTCGCCATGTTGTCGTTGAACTGCTCAGCGGCAGCGGCATCCTCGTCAGTCATGACCCCCGCCAGGCTGCGCAGCTCTTCGCGCAGCTGCTGGATTCCTTCCTTGCCCTGGTTGAGGAACGGGATCAGGCGCGGGCCCATCTTTTCACCGAAGATCTGCGCCGCCATGGCCACCTTCTTGGGCCCGTCTTCCATGGCGGCAAAGCGGCCAGCCAGGTCTTCCAGCACCTTGTCGGTGGCGCGCATGGCGCCGCCAGCCTCACGCACCTTGATGCCCAGCGTGTCTTCAAACAGCGCCTTCATCTGCTTGTCGCCGCCGGCGGCCGCAACCATTCCGACGCTGAGCTTGGCCAGGCTCTTGGTGAGCACTTCCTGCTCCACGTCAGCCAGCTTGGCGGCGTAGCGCAGTTCGTCATAGGCTTGCACGCTCAGGCCCGTGGACTGCGCAGCCTTGCGCGTGGCGTCCATCAAGTCGACTTGGTTCTTGATGCCCACCACGAAGGCACTGCCGGCCAGGGCGGCCCCCAGGCCCAGGATCTGGCTGTGCAGGCCCATGGCTACACCCTGCACGCCGCCGACTGACGACTTGACGGCGGCGCTGAAGCCTTCAAATTCCCGCCGCGCCTGGCTGGCGTTGGCGGTAACGTCGACGCGAACTTGTTTGTCTGCCACGCTGGGCTCCTATGGCTTTAGTGCACCGTGCCGCCAGCGGCAGCAAAAGCGCTCATGAATTCGGCAATCGCCTGGGGCTCGTCTTGCGGACGCAGCGCCACGGGCTCGATGTCGGGCTCTATGCCCAGGTAGGCCTGCACCATGTGCTGCAGGGGTGGAGAGCGCCGCCACTGCCGCTGTAGCGCGGCGTAGCGGTGCAGGTCCATGTGCCGTTCAACGTACTCCCACGCCCAGCCGGTCTGGCTGATCACGTCTGTGATGGCGGCAGTCCAGTCAAAGGCCCATATGGGCTCTCCACCCTCATCTCCCCCGGCGTGCCACCGGGCACGCTGATCCTCAGCAGCAGGCTGAAGACTTGCTGCGCGGTGCCCCAGTCCAGCGCATAGAGCAGGGTCTTGATTTCCAGCTCGGGGTAGTTGCGCTGCAGCGCCGCGTGAATGACTTGCGCCACGGCGTTGGACAAGTCCACCGGGTCACTGAAGCCGCCTTCGGCAATGGCGCGGATCTTGTCCTTGGCGTCGGCAAAAGCGCCAAAGCTCAGCGCAGGCAGGGTGTAGGGCTGGCCACCAATGGTGACCAGCGGCCCCGCAAACAGCGGGGCACCCATTACGAGTACTGCGTGAGGCTCAGCTCGCCCACCGCGCCCAGGCTGTCGGCCTGTGCGGCAAAGCCCCAGTCGGGCATGGCGAAGTCTTCGTTCTTGAAGGCAAAGCCCAGGCTTTCAGCCACCACGGCGTTCAAGATCATGGTCATGGTCTGGGCCTGGAACTTCTGGCTGAAGATGGCGCGGAAGGTGGGCGCCTCACCGGCCTGGATGTTCTTGATGTTGAGCGTGCTGCTGCCGCTGGCGGTGGTCTTGTACAGGTAGCTGACCTTCATGACCGACGCGTTGTCGGTGGCATTGAAGGTGTACACACCCGTGGTTTCATTCACCGCGTACTGGCCCACCGTGGGGGCGCTGGCCACGCGCGTGAGCGGCAGGCCGGTGGCGCTGTACTGCACGCCCAGGTCTTCCTGGAAGTTGGCCGCATTGGTGACGGTGATGGCGGCCGTGGCCACGGTGCCGGCTTCGTCCAGCGCCAGCAGCTTGGCTTGCGCCACGATGTTGGCCGCAGGCTGGGCGAAGAAGATTTCATTGAGCAGTCGGCCGTTGAAGCGGGCGTTCTTGGCCTTGCCGCTGATCTTGGTGTTGCCCCGGCCCACGGCTTCAGCGAACTGGTTTTCACCAAACAGTTCTTTGTTGCTGGCCTTGAAGTCGAAGCTGATTTCTTGCAGCGTAGCGACTTGCACAGGGGTGGAATTGGCGGCGCTGTTCTTGACGAACAGGGCACCGCTGTGAAACGCAATTTGTCCGCGACCGGCCATGGTGTGGCTCCTTGAAGGTGAAGGTCAGTTGTGGGTGAAGACGGCCAGGGTGCGTTCGTCTACGCACACGGTCGACTCATAGGTGAGGTCCAGGATGCCGGCCGAGCCTTCAGCGGGCGCGCGGCGGGGCTGGCTGCCCGTGTAGGACAGGCGCTGGGCCAGCCCGCCCAGCGTGGGGTCGGCCATGAGCGCCAGGTGCGCCTGTGCAGCCACGGGGTCTGCCACGGTGGTGTGCGGCTCGCCCCGGGTGTGAATGGACAGGGTGAACTGCACCACCACCATGAGCAGGTCATAGTCGCCCTGCCCGCCCAGCACGGCTTGTTTGCGGCTGCTGTCGAGCGCCAGGTTGATGGCCGGGCATTCGTCCAGTTCCACAGGGGCCTGGCGTTCGGCGTACACGCGGGCTGCGGGCACGCTGGGAAGGGCCTGCTGCGTGGCCAGGACGGCCGCCAGCAGCGATTGGTGGTAGGTGGGCATGGGTAGGTGGCCTGCTAGGCTTTGTCGAGCTGCACGCGGCTGAAATAGCCGTCACCCTGTGTGCGGGGGGCCGCGCGCACGATGTAGGCCGCGCCGGCCACGGTGAGCGGGTCGCCCCGCTTCAGGCGTGGCACGGCGCTGGTCTCGAATTCCAGTTCGTATTCCACGCTCTGGGTTTCGTCGCCCTGCAGCAGCAGCTCGGGGCGCTGCCAGCCGGCGTCAAAAGGCACGGCGTCGGTGGCGGGCTTGTAGACGCACGCCACCAACATGCCTGCGCTCTTGAACGCAGCAAACAGCACCGACGGGTCAAACACCGCAGCCGCCGTCAGAAGCTGGCGTTGAGCCGCACGCGGGCGGTGGTGTCGCCGTTGATCTTGGCCTTGGTGATGACACCCACCTTGGTGTTGCCCGCCGAGGTGGTGGTGATGCGCTTGTTGGTGTTGTCCCAGTAGGCGGCCACCAGCGTGGCGCCGCTGGCGGTGTCAGTGCTGAGCGCGGTGATGTCGAAGACGCCTTCGGTCTTGATTTCGGCGTCGGTGGCACCGTTGAGGTAGGTGCCGCAGGCAATGCCAAACAGCACGCCGACGAGGCAGCCGTCGCCCGCGCTGAGCGCGTAGGGGGCGGTCACCGTGATGGTGTCGCCCGGTTGCACGTAGTTCTTCATGATGCAGGGTCCTTTCGGAGGGGGTGGGGTGCGCTACGCGGCGGCCTAGTGCGCTGGGCCCGGGCCGCCGTTTTGCAGGGGTGGTGGTGGCCGGGGGCTAGCCGGCGTTCTTGAAGAGGCCGCGGTGGTCAGTGGCCTTGGCGGCAAAGTCGAGGCGGGCCTTGACTTCCAGCCCGTCCACGTCAAAGCCCATGCGCTGTTCGGTGTACAGGCCTTGTTCGCCTTCCAGGTAGGCGTATTCGATGGTGTCGATCTGGCCGGGGTCAGCGGCCAGGAACCATTCGTTGGGGTTGGTAGCGTCCAGCCGGGGCTCGGTGACGATTTCGTACGTGTTGTTGAACACGTTGGTGTCGGCTGCCTTGGTGGCAATGACCACCGCGGCGAACATCTTCTGCGCCTCGGTCTCTTTGGTGGCGCCCACGATGATGAAGCGGCCCACCAGGTTGAGCGGCTGGTTGTTGCCCGACGGGTCTTTCTGCAGGCGCATGCTCTTGCGCGCTTCGCTCAGCGTGGTTTCGCTGATGGCGCCGGCCGTGCCCAGATTGCCGTGGGTGGCGTGAAAGAGCGCCACGCCGTCGGCCATGTTGGGGTTGCCCTTCAAGATGCCGTAGACGGTGTCGCTTTCAAAGTCGGCCGCCGCACGGCCGTACATCTTGGGCAGGCGCTGCAGGAAGTTCAGGTCGTCATTGATCACGACCTGGCGCGTGACGCCCACCACCTTGCCGTAGGTGGCGAGCTGGATGGTTTCACCGCCGTCGACGATCTTGCCGCGCTTGAACTCGCCGAACTCGTTGACCTTTTCCAGCGCCAGGTTGCCGGCCACCGACACGCGGTTGGCGGCGCGGAAGTCGCTGAGCGTACCGGGAGTGGCCCAGCGCGTGAAGGTGCGCGGCGCGCTTTCGTACGCGGTGCGCAGCGTGCGGTTGACGGTGCTGGCCAGAGCCACGGTGAAGTCGCTGGTGCCGTGCAGGGAGCGGAAGCCCATGTCGTCGCTGTTGCCCATGGCCATGGCCACGACGGCGTTGCGCGACATGCCTTCGGTGGCAAAGCCATGCAGTTCAAGCGAGCGGCGGGCCAGCTCGAACAGGGTGAGGCCACGGAAGCGGCGCGCGGTTTCGGGCAGGGTAATGGCCGGGCTGATGCGGTTCGACATGGCGGCGGTCATGTCGGCACGGCGCTGGACTTGTTCGTCCTGCACGGTCTGGATGGCGGCGGCGCTGCGCTGCGGGGTGTTGGTGGCACTGGCGGTGGCCAGGCGTTCAAAGATGGCAGCGCGGGCGGCGTCGATACTGACGCCCCGGTTGACCAGGTCGTCGGCAAAGGCCGCGTCCAGGCCGGCAACGCCCTGGCTGGTGCGCGCGGCCAGGGTGACGGCGGCGCGGATGGCCGTGCCACGGGTGCGCTCTTCAGTGCGGATCTGCTCTTCGGTGCGGGTGGGTGCGGCCGGGGCCACGGTGGTGGTGGTGGCAACGCCAGGTGCAGGTGCAGCGGCGCCGGGGACTTGGGACTCGTCCATGCGGATCTCCTTGGGGAGGGGTTGTGAAACAGCAGCGGGCGCCGCTGGGGTTGGGAACGCGATGACCTGGCCCGCGCGATCGACGATCTCGCAGGCGAAGGTGCGGTTGCCGACAGCGCGCATGGCGGTGTCGATGAGGTGCTGGCGGTCGGCCGGGGTGTGGTCGCCCATGGCACGCACGCCGCTGAAAACGTCGGCGCCCACGGGCACGAGCGATTGCTCTGCCGGCTCCCAGTCGATGGCCTTCCAGATGGGCAGGCCACCGGCTTCGGCGGGGTCGGTCTTTTCGTAGCGGTGGACGATGTAGCCCACGCTGATGTTGCGAATGATCCCGTTGACGACGTCGCGCCAGTAGGCGTTGACTTCGTCGTCACGGTCACTGAAGCGGCACAGGCTGCGGCCTTCGGTGCCGGCCATCCATGCCTTTTCAGTGACGCCGAGCACGGCCGACAAGTCCCACTGCTGGTGGGTGTTGAGCACCGGCGCGCCGTTTTCAAAGCGCACCAGGCGGATGTGCGCGGGGTCGAGCGACAGCTCTTCGATGTAGGGCTGCCAGGTGGCCCAGTCAAAGCGCCGCACCCGCGCGCCGGTGGTCCACACAGTCTCGAACGTGCGCGCTTCGGCGTTGACGCTGGACACCGGCACGATGCGGGTCTGCAGCGGCATGCTGCGGTGCTGGGGGGCCGGCGGCTGCGGGGTGGTGGGTTGGGGCGTGCTTTGGGGCGTGCTTTGGGGCATGCGGGCTCCAGAAACGAAGAAGCCCGCCGGGCGTGAGCCGGGCGGGCTGGGGTGGATGGGGTGGTGGGCTAGGAGTGGCGGGCAACGCCTTGGCTTGTGGTGCGGGTCAGGGGACGGCTTGGTGGGTAGCGTAGGTCACGGTCAATACAACCGGAACGAACCCCTTTGCGCCGGGTCATCCACAGCCCAAATCCCCGACCGCGCAATGCGGATCGTGGCGCTGGCGTTTGCGCCGCTGCAGAAGAATGTGAAGCGGCTTTGAAGCACGTCCAGGAAGTTGCCCGAGGTCGTATCAATGGGGGTTGCTTCCGGCGTGAGGTACGTCAGCCGTAGATCGTCTGCAGGCCAAGAGAAATTGGTGGTGTTGGGGATGGTCGAGACCTCGCGGAACAGGTCCGCAATGGCGTAATTGGCACCCGCGCTTTCTGTGGCCACATCAGCCAAGCGCCAGTAAAGCTGCAGGTGACCGCCGTTGTAGCCGCCCACCACCTTGGTCTGCTCGTATTCCAGTCCGGCCTGGTACGTGGTGCCAAGATGGCCCTTGCGGAACACGTCATACGTGCCCGGTGACGCCGTCTTTTGAGAGGCTTGGAACACCAGAGAAAAGCTGCCAGCCACACCGCTTGCGCCCGAGGTCAGGTCAATGCGCAGCACGTTGCCGTAGCCGCGCTCGCCCACGCGACCCTCACCGGCCGCAAGCGCCGTCCCCGCGAAGGCCGTGGTGATGCTGACCACCGCCACCTTGGCATCGGTGATGCCCGTCACCGTGGCAATACCGGGGCCTGAAATCAGCATCTTGCCGATGTCAGACCGCTGCCACACACCGTCCACCGCCGTGGCAGTGCGGCCCGCGCCCACAGTGGCTGCGCTCAGCGTCACCGCGCTGATGATGTCTCGCGGCTCCAGTAGGTGCGGCTCGACAGAGAACGTCGCAGTCCAGTTCACTGGCAGCGTGATCACGTCCACGCCAAGCGGCAAGGCGCCGACGATGGTGCCGACGTTGGAGAAACCGCCCGCGTTGCCGCCGGTCGCCGTCAGCATCAGCGGGTTGATGCAGAGTTGCCGCGACATGGAAACTTTCATGTTCGCGCTGGCGGTGGCCGTTGCGCTGCAATCGGCGGTGATGGCGGTGGTCGTTGCCGTCAGCACCTCATAGCGCCCTGCCAGCAACTTATCAGCGGCGGTGGTACCCACCGGTTGCAACTGCACCATGTCGCCGACTTCGATGGTCTTGAGCCTCGCATTGCCGTTGCTCAGCGGGATCGTCAGCACGCCGCCGGCTGCGCTGGGCACTGCGGTGGTCGTCATCGCCGTATTTGTGTGCGTGTCGGCGGCGCTGTACGGCAGCGAGTCGGTGCCAAGTGGCACCCGGCTCATAAGCGCTTTCACCAGCGTCTTGCTGCGCTTGTACCCGCCGATGATGCTGGGGTGAATCTGATCCGAGTACATCCCGATGTAGTTGCGCGCATCGGTGCGGGTTGGGTCAATCACGGGCTTGTCGGCCGGCACGTAGATCACGTTGCGCTTTGCGTGCTCCAGCGCCATCAAGCCCCGGTTCCACTGCTGGAAGCGCACCGCCAACTGCGGGCTTACGGTAGTGGCTGCACCGGTTGGGTCTTGCCCTGGCGGCGTTTCGCCAAGCAGCACGATGGAGGTGCTAGGGGCAACGCTGTCAACCCATCGCCGCAGCGCGGCCAGCAGGTAGGGTAGATGTGTTTGCTCTGCGTCCGCACCGACCTGCGGAAATGAGCCCGCGGCCGATGCGTTGCCGGAGGGGTACAGACCCTTGAGATCGTTATGCCCCATTGACACGACAACCCCTGCAGGGCTGAGCGAGGCATCGATCTGGGGCCAGTAGGTGATCAGGTCCAGAAGCCGGTACCCGCCAATGCCGGCCGCCAGCGCGATGGTCAGCGGTCGGCCTGGCAATTGCGCGTTGGCCCACGTGAGCGTGCCCAGCGCGGACCAGCCTGCGCCGTAGCTTTCCTGGTCCATGAAGCTGTGGCCGAAACCAACCCACAGCTTCCCCGCCCCTACTGTGCCAGCAGCCACCGCTTCCACTTGCCTCTCGCTTAGGGCACGAGCCCGAATTCCACCAAAACTCATGATGCGTTTCCTTTGTTGCCATCAGCCGCCAGCACATCAGTGGGCAGCAGCTTCAGGGTGTCGACGGTGGCGTCGGTGTCGAGAACGATGCCCGCCTTTTTGAGGGCTTCCATCTCGGCCTTCTTTTCTTCGATCCAGCTGTCTGGATCAATGCCGCGCTCGCGCAGCTTCTCGAACAGGGTGGACAGGCCGCCGCGGATGTCTTCCTTGTCGGCCATGGTGTCTTTGAGCGGGTCCACCATCTGCTTGCGCGGGGTGGTGATGCGGTCTGGCTTGCTGCCCACCTGCTGGCCGTCAAGCTCAGCCGCCTCCCGGAACCAGCGGCGCACCGGGCGCATGAACATCGGGATGAAGGTCAGCCACTGTTCTGCGTCGATGAGGTCGTAAAACTCGCGCACGGCTGCGCGGTGGCTGGTGTAGCTGCTGCGGCTGGTGTCGCCCGTGAGCTGGTGGTAGGTGATGCCGCTGCCGGTGGCCAGCGCGTGCAGTTGGGTGGCGGTGTATTCACCGTAGCCACCCATGGCCGCCGGGGTGCCAAAGGTGACGGCTTCGCCCTGCGTCATGTACTTGATGAGGCCGGGGCTGAGCTTTTCAGTGATGCGCGCATCAGCTTCTTTTTGCAGCTGGCCCACGCTCTGGCGCGGGTTGTCTGTGGTGACGAAGGCAGTGAAGCAGGCTTCGATCTTCTTGCGCACGAGCTCGGCTTCTTCGTAGCCCTTCAAGTCGCGCATGCGCATGAGGCTGACGGCCAGCTCGGGCACGCCGCGCACCTGGCTGATGCGGTCTTTGCGGTAGAGGTGGATGACTTCGCTGGCGGGCACGCGCTTGCTGGTGAGGCTGCGGCGCAGCAGCAGCGTTTCGCCAGGGTGTTCGGGGAACAGCCAGTAGGCGACGCAGCGGCCCAGCAGGTCGTATTCCTTGCCCAGGATGATGACGTTGCCGCCTTCGGAATAGCCGGTGCGGGTGTGGTCCAGATGGTCAGGCTCCAACAACTGGATCTGCATGTTGACGGTGACGCCGTCGTCACGCTTGCGCCAGCGCCGGCGCGCCAGGCATTCGCCGCGTTCCTTCCAGGTCTTGACGGCCAGGGCCTCCAGGCCGGGAAGGTCTAGCTGGCCGTCGGCATCGCAGTCCCCGTCGCACCACTTCTGCCAGAGGGTGCGCTCAGCGGCGAGCTGGGGAATGACGACGATGCCCGTGCCCACGATCTTGGTGGCCAGGGTGGTGATGACTTTCTTGGCGTACTCGTTGTCTCGCACCATCTGGCTGCTGCGGTTGCGCAGGGCTTCAAGGCTGCTGAGCACTTCGTGGTTGGCCGAGCTGCTGCTGGCCTTCCAGCCAGACTGGCGGCGGCCGGTTTCTGCGGCTTCGTACTTGCGTATTGCGGTCAGCGCCATGCGGGCCTGGGCGCGCTGGATGCCGCGTATGGGGTCCAGTGCCGAGACCAGGGTGTCGAGTAGGTTCAAGGGGCGGTCTCCAGGTCAGTCGGGGCTGTAGGCCGCAAAGGTGGTGCCGCCGCGTTCAACACCGCCCAGGCTGGGCGCGCTGAGCTGGCCGGTAGCGATGAGCTCGGCCTGGATGTCGGCCTTGGCGCGCAGCAGTTCACCCATGCTCTGGTACTGCAAGCGCTTGCCGTCGTACTGCACGATGAGCTGGCCGCTGCCGATGGCGTTGCAGATGGCGGTGTACTGGTTGACGGTGTAGGCCATGGTGGGTCTCAGTCAGGCAGCCAGGAACCGGTGCCGGTGCCCAGCCAGTCGGCGTCTTGCGCCTGGCGGTGGTCGGCAGCCGGGGTAGCCGCAGGCAGGGGCGCCGGGGCGGCCTGGCGGGCGTCTGTGGAGCCGGCGGGCGCCGGTGTGGTGGCGGTGGTGGCGGCGTCGGCCTGGGCCGGCGCGCCAAAGAGGTCCGGCGTTTCGGGCTCAAGCTGCTGGGCGAGATAGTCCCAGTCGGCGCTGTTGAGCTTGTCCACACGCATGCTGGGGTGGCAGGCGGCGGCGTGGCTGTAGACCATGAGGTCTAGAAACTCGTTGCGGACGCGGATCTTCTTGAACAGGCCGGTGTGGGTGTCGTACACCTCAGCGGTCAGTTCGCGGAAGGCGTCGGGGCCCAACTTCTTGGTGAGTCGCACCATACGGTGCTCAGGCTTTTCGACTTCGGGCCAGTCGCCCAGGCGTGCAAAGAGCGCTTCCTTTGCGGTGTCGGTGCCGACCATCCACAGGTTGATGCCGCTCTTGGCCAGGTCGCCCCGGCTGTTGCGCACGTCTTTCTTGCTGGGTTTGCCCAGGATGACTTGCTTGCGCAGGCTGCTGCCCTTGACGCCGATGACGCTGTCGAAGCGGCAGTCTCGGCAGTACTTGTAGACGCGCTGGGTGTGGTCGCCACCGGTGTCCACCGCGGTCATGCCGATGCGCAGGGGCACACCGGCGGCGTTCAGGAATGTCTGGTGGCGCAGTTCAGTGAGCTTTGACCAGCAGGCGTCGCCTTCAGGGTCTTCGTAGATCTTGACGCGGTCGATGACGACGCTGCGTTCGTTTCGGCCCCAGGCGCGCACGAGAAAGTCGATGTGGTCGCCTTGCACGTCCACCGCGCCGCTGAGCATGTAGTAGCCAGGCGGCACGGTGCGAAGTTCGTAGTCTTCGGCGTTCTTCTCCAGGTCCTGGTCACTGAGCCGGTCGGCATGGTCGTCAAACGGCAAGCCAAGGATCAGGTTCCAGAAGGTGACGAGCTTGGACCGGTCGCGGCAGGCAGCCAGCCATTCTTCAGCGATCTTTGCCCACGAGCGGCCCAGGCCCACGGGCGTGTAGAGCGCATTCCAGTGGTAGCTGAGGTGGTCTGTCTGCCAGGGCTTTTCATGCACCCACCGCGCCAGGCCGCCCATGGGGATGTCGGCCAGCATGTCGGGCTTGTGGTGCTCTTCAATGGCCAGGCCGCAGCCGTGGCCCTGGCACATGTATACGGCGGTGTCTGGCAGGTGCTTCTTGACGCCGCGTTCGTCAACAGTTTTCTCCCAGCGCAGGTTCTGGAAGAGCAGCTGCTGCAGGTGGCCGCAGTGGGGGCACGGCACGTGGTACACGGCGCGGCTGCCGGCTTGGTACATGCGCCAGATTTCGCTGCCACCAACGGCGTCGTCGTCGTCCAGCGGCATCTTGATGGGCGTGCTGCTGTTGTACTGTTTGCTGCGCGGGAAGGTGACGCGGCGCTGCTCAGCCTGCTTGACGGGGCTGCCCTGGCCCTGGACGCTGGCAAGGAACTTGTCCACCTCGTCCAGCCCGATCTTCTTGATGGGCGTGCTGGCCAGCGCGGATGCGCTGCCGGCGCCGGCCATCATGAGGAAGCCGCCGGGGAATTCTTTGTCGAGGATGGTGTTTCCACCGTCGCGGTCGGATGCTGCCGAGACTTTGGCGCGCAGGCTTTCGCAGGCGTCGATCATGGGCGCGATGCGTTTCTTGCTGTAGCGCTCGGCCGCCTGGCCGTCGGGCTGCACCATGAGCATGGACGCGGGGGCGTCGTCAATGCTGTAGCCGATCCAGTTGTTGAGGATCTCGCTCTTGCCGTCTTGGCTGCAGGCCATGGTGGTGACCTGGGTGCACGGGTGCTGGTCACTGAGCGCGTCCATGGGCTCGCGCAGCAGGGGGTTGCGCGAGGTGCGCCACTGGCCGGGCTCGGCCGATCCGTTGGGCAGCACACGGCACTGGTCCGCCCATTCGCTGACGGTGCGGGTGGGCGGCAGGGCCCAGGCCTTGGCGATGGCTTCCACCACCGCGCTGTAGCCGTCACGCAGGTTCATGCCAGCATCTCCGCACGGCTGAGGGCGTTGACGCGGCGCTGGATGCCTTGGCAGGCGCGCTCGCACTCGGCGGTGATCAGGTCATAGACCTTGCGTGGGTCGGTGATGGGCGCCACGAGCTGGGTGAGGCGGTCGCGCATCATCATGATTTCCATGCGCGCAGCCACGTGGGCGTCGACGATGGCTTTGATGGTGCTGTCGGCCTCAAGCACGCGACCCTGGGCTTTGGCGAGCTCGATCTGCGCCATCTGCGCTTCGGCTTGCTCACGCAGGGTGCGGGCGTCGCGGTAGAGGTTGGGCGGGGGCTCGGTGGCAGTGGGAGCGGTGGGCTTGGCGGCGGCGGCCTGGTCGTCAATGCGCAGCTGCTCGCCGGTGGGGGGTGCGTCGGCGGCAGCGGATGGCAGCGCGGCGGCGGTGCTGGCGGTGGCGGCTGCTGGCCCAGCATCGGACGCCACGCCTTCAAAGGCACGGCCTTCGCGGTGGGCCTGCCAGCGTTCACGCACACCGGCCTTGCTGGGGTCGGCGGTGACGTCCAGCAGCTTGAGCGAGGCGTCGACGTTGACCAGCTTGCCGTCGGCGCTGAGCACCAGGCGGCGCGCCGTCACCAGTTGCGAGACGTACGGCTTGCTGCAGCCGTAGATCTTTGCGAACTGCGACTTGGTGACGTAGCCGTCCATGGTTAACAGTTAAGCCAGACGGCGTTAAGCAGGCCAAGTGAAGTAACTTCACAGCCCTGTGTGCAGACTTTTGCCGGGGTCCGAATTACC